AAAAATAACAAGAACAAAAATAAAAACAAAAAGTAGGTGTTAGATGGTTATCGAATTTACTTCAGCTAGGAAAACAACAGAAGAGATGATCCGTGATGAGCATAATGCTTATTCTGGATCAAGAAAAGTTTCTCCTGCTCCAATTATGTTTGTGTGGGATGACGCAGGCTCTAGGATGTTGGCTCCTATTCATAAGGCTACAATAGCAGGAACGGCAGTTGTTGTGAATAAAGCTATAGATGGATTAAGCCGAGATGCTCTTTATAGATTTATATCTAGTGTTGACGTTTTCATCAACCAAGGAGCGGTAGATGCGGTTGTGGGAGATTTTTATATTCCTGCCAATACTTCAACTATCTTTAAAGTAGCTCCAGAATCTAGTGAAAGATTAACAGTTATAAGTAGTGCAGTTGGATTTTTTCAATTGCAGGAAATTAGGCCATAAATGTATAAGACAACAAACTATTTGTTCGCTACATTCCTTCAAACAAAGGCTTGTGGCGAGTTAAAAATTGTGAAAGTAGAAAAACTACAGCCAGGGAGGGCGGTTTTTCATTTTGATATTACAAATGACGAAGCCGAAGAGTATAAGTTAAAATTTCACAAAAGTTGTTGTTTAGATTTTGAAAAGAAAAGAAAAGATACAATCAGTTTAGCACACGACTAAGGGGGGAAATAATGGCTTTAGCACTCAACAAGCGTCCTGTTCAAACCTCCACTCTAGTATTATCAGTCGCAGATCTAAAGGCAAGATGGCTACATGGCGTAGATCTAAGAGATGATAATGGTAATGACCTTCCAGACGCAGTTTTAGAATTCCATATAAAGTCAGCTCAAGCTTGGGTTGAAAAAGAATTAGACATTCATCTTGAAGAAAAAACGATAGTTGATGAAGCAAAAGATTTTTATTCTAATGATTATTACCAATATGGTTTTTTAAGAGTCAATCATAGACCTTTGCAAGAAGTGACTTTATTAATAGCTAAGTGGCCAGTGGGATCGGGAGAGATTGAATTCAATGATGAATGGATTAAACCAGATTATGTCTCAGGACAAATAAATTTAGTTCCTACTGCAGGAACAATAAGTGCATTTTTAGTTCAACAAAATGCCGCCTTTCTACCAATGCTTACAGGTAGAGATTATGTGCCTCAATTATTTAGAGTAAGTTATAAAGCAGGATTCCAAGCAGGAGAAGTGCCAGATGATATTCTCGAAGTTATCGGTATGAAAGCCTCAATAGCTCCTTTTAATATTGCAGGAGATTTAATTGCAGGAGCAGGGATCGCAAATAAATCAATTTCTATAGACGGATTATCGCAATCAATTGGTACTACATCCTCCGCTACAAATGCAGGGTATGGTGCTAGGATTTTACAATATGAAAAACAATTAAAAGAAAGAATGCTCACTCTTAAAGGATATTGGAGAGGGATGCCATTCGTAGTAGGTTAATATGCAACCAAGTAAGGCGACAATTAAAAGACCTAATTCAAAACCAGGTCGTGTCTCATTAGTCCCTAGTGAATTTCAAAATATTTTGGAAGATCAAGGGTGTCAGGTTCGTGTTACACCAACTTTGCTTTGTCCAAATATTACAGATCTTGAGACTTATAATCATGAACTATCTTGTCCAATATGCGATAATGGAATCGTTGATCTTGATGATAAATCTTTTGAAGCTTGGGCTTTAATCCAGAGCATCGGTAAAGACAAAAGGTTTGATAATGAAGGTATCTTTGATATGAGAGATGCTCAAATGACAATACAGGCAGATCATCGGGTTAACTATTGGTATAAAGTAGAAGTATTAGCTTTCACAACAGCTTTCAATCAATTAATAGTCAGAGGAGTGGGAGATTTTGATAAAACAAGATATGTTATTCAAAACGAAGCTTCTTATAATAAATGGTATCTAATTGATAAGGTAGGAAATAGATATGAAAAGGACACTCATTTTTCTATAGGAGTAGGAGGGATTACATGGTTGTCTCCAACAAGGCCAGCAGAAGGAATGATATATTCTTTTTCATATCCAATATTACCAACGTATCGAGTGTTGGATTTAATGCATGAAAATAGATATTATTATGAAGATTTTAAAAAGGCAGACAAAACTCCTGTTCATCTTCCTCAACAAGCTCATATAAGATTTGACTTCTTTGTTAAGGGTGGTGGTTATGAGAAGGAAGCTCCTACACTTCCTCCTGGAGCAGGATCTCCACCTCCATTTAAAACTGGTTTTGGTGGGTAGATGATTTTTTCAATTCAAGCCAAAATCGATGAGAAAGGTTTGAACATCGACGTTATGGACGAAGCCTTTGTCGCTTCTTTCAAAAAGGCCGTAGCGAGTATCGCACAGGCGACACAATCAGAATGGATTAGATTAGCTCAAGAAAGATTAAGATCATCGAAGGATGATTATATAAAAGGTTTGAGACAGGCAGAAAGTTTCAAGATGGCTCGGTATGGAACTTCTGAATTATATGAGATTCAATTGGTAGGAGCTATGCCTAATAATTTTGAATTTGGTATGGCCAGCTTCGATATGAAAAGTGTTAGACCAGGTTGGTTAGGTGGAGGAAAAGCTAAAGAAGGGAAGGATGGAAAAAAATATGTAGTAATTCCTTTTAGTCATTCAACAAGCTCTAACTCTGCGGCTTCATACTCAGGAAAAGCCGCACAAGCAAATTTGAAACAAGAATTAAGAAAAGCAGTAAAACAATATGGACTCGATAAATTAGTTCGAACAGCTTCAGGAAAAGTAGCTGAAGGGGTGGTTAAAAAAGTTCCGAAAGGTGCAGATGTTCATTCATATTTACAAGGTATGGTCAAAATTCAAAAAGGCGTAAGTGGTAATACTTCGACAGGATTACAAAGAGGTCAAAGTCAGTTGATGACTTTTAGAATTATGAGTGAAAATTCTCCTGCCTCTTCTTGGCAACATCCTGGTATAAAGCCTGCGAATCTATTGCCAGATGTAGAAAAATATGTAGATAATGAATTAGACAAAATAATTGATTTAATATTAGGAGCTTGATAATGGTCGCTATTACTAAATTTGGTGTTTATCCAATGGATTTTATTCTTGAGTCTGTTTTGAAAGCAGGGCTTCAGTGGTTTCAAGCTAATCCTACAGAGGCTTCAACTCTTGTGTTCGGACAACTCGATCAACCATACCTAGCCAGATACGGAACGGCTAAAATTACTGAATTGAAGAATTATATTTTAACAACAGATATTAAAATAGTGCAAAGTCTTAGATTGGTTGACAACAGTGTTCCTCATATTTCTCTTCAATTGGGAAGTGGTAGTGAAGATTTACAGAAGGCCTCGATAGATGATTCTATTGGAGACAACTATATATTGGATAGCCAAGGAGCTTTAATGGAGACAGAGGAAGTCGGCTACTCTCCTATAACAGAGAGCGTTTTAATTGGGCTTCATACTGGTAATACTCCAGATCTTCCTAAATATTTATATATGTTAGTTGTTTACATACTTAACTCTTATAAATATGATTTAATGCAAAAGGGTATTTATCTTGGGACTTTTAGCATGACAGACATATCAAGAATGAATGATTATTTGTCTGAAAATATTTACTCAAGATTTATGACATTTACAGCTAGTTACAACGCTCCTTGGAAAAAGGGTGCTTTACCACAGTTAGACGTAGTGTTAGATCCTAGCTTTGTGGATAATGGAAATGCGAACGTAACTAAAATATAATCCGATATGGAGGAAGTATGGCTAAAGATAAATCGAAAAAAGAGTTTAGTTTAAATCAGAAGGTGGAGGACGTTTTGGCCTCTAGGCTTTCAGAGGAAGAGAAGGCTAAATATGTGTCTTTACTTAATGGAGACAAGAAGGTTGAATCTAGTGGTGTTTCTTTTGAAATTTACGCTAGTGTGAAAGGCCTACGAGGACAAGAGAAATCTGCTAAAGAAGTTTTGTCCAATGGCAAGAGTATGAGTATAAAACAATGGGACAAATTTTTTATAAATTTTTAAGGAGTAGAGTATGTCAATTAAAATCACGTATAACGGATCTGAGTTAATTATACCAGGTGCGTATTCAAAATTTCAAATCGCAGAGAAAGGGGATGCTCCATTATCTTCTTCTGGGACTGTAGGTATTATTGGAGAAGCTGAAGGTGGAGAGCCTAGAATTCTTGATATTATTACAAGATCTCAATTTGATTCAGCAATGGCTAGATATAAAAGTGGCCCAATAGCAGATGCTATTCAACTTTTAAAAGCTCCGAGCAAAGATGGAAGAGTTTTGGGTGGAGCAAGTAAGATTGTTATTTATAAAGTTAATAGTTCTACACAAGGACAATTATCTTTAAATATAGCAGATATTGTTTCAAAAAATTATGGTACAGATGAAAATACAATTTCTGTTTTATTATCTGAAGGTGCTATCGCAGACGCTCAAGCAAAAATGTTAGGATCTATCGCAGAGACTTTTTCTATCACTGCAGGAGACACTTTGATTTTAAAAATATCAGGTGTTACTTATACATATACTGCTCCTGCAACAGTAGCCGCACAAACGGCTTCAGATGCAGTTATCGCATTAAACAATGGCGCAGATTGGTCGCCTGCTCTTCCTATCAATGCTTCTTTAAATGTTGATAAGGTAGATATCGAAGTTTTAAGTTCTATCGCAGTTAATGATATGTCTTATATCCTTGTTGATCCTACTTCGACATTAGATACAATCTACGGTTTAGTCGGAGAAGCTAGAGGGGCGAAAGGTTCAAGAATTTTAATTAGCAAGAAAGGTTTGATTAGCGAATCTTCAAAAGATGTTGGTGGAGTTTCAGCGATTAGAATTAAGTATCTTGGTGCAGGATCTTTTTGTAAAATTTCAGTTCAGAAAGTTGGTGGTAAACTAACTTTTGTAGCAGATACAGGATTGGCAGATGACTTAAGTTATGACTTAGAAGATGTGGATGGATTGCCTCTACTTTCTTTCCAACAATTAGTTGATGGAATTAATTCTTTAGCTAACTATGAAGCTTCTATTTTAGATTCAAGCATAGCTCAAAAAAATGCGACAGAGCTAGACTTCTATACAGCAATCGAATGTAAAGATGTAGCTGTAGATCTTAATAGAGATATGTATTTATTAGAAAATGATATAAATCCAAGAAGTAATTTAATCAATATCGTTAGAAAAGAAGTGGCAGGAGCAATGGACTTAGTTAATCCTCAACAATTCTTAGCAGGAGGATCTTATGGATCTTCTTTGAATAGTAATTACCTAGATGGTTTTACTGCTTTAAAAGAATCAAGAATTAATATTGCAGTCCCTTTAATTTCAGAAGATGGTGCAGGAGTGTCGGTTGATGCAGTAAATGCTATGGCAGATTCTTATGCGAGAGAAGGTTGGTCAACTCTTGGAAGATCAGAAAGAAATGTTTATGTTTCTAAATTAGGAACTAAGGCAGAAGTTAAGAGTGCTTCTCAAACACTTCAATCTGAATTCTGTTCACTATTGGCTCAAGATATTAGAGCGGTTGATTCTAAAGGAAATTTAAAATGGTTTGCTCCTTGGGGCCACGCTTGTTTATACGCAGGAATGCAAGCAGGATCGGCAGTAGGTGAGCCAACAACTTTTAAAAGAATTAACGCTAACGATCTTAGAGTAAGAGATAATTCATGGAATCCAAGAATTGATGCTGAAGAAATGATTGATGCAGGAGTATCTGTTTCACGTCCTTTGGATCAAGGTGGATTTGAAATTATCGTTGGTAATACAACTTATGGTGTTGACGCTAACTGGATGAAAAATAGATCTTCAGTAATGGAAGCGGCAGGATATGTCCTTTATGATTTAAGATTTAATCTTGAAAAAACTTTCACTGGTACAAAAGCTAAAACAGGTGGAGCGATTGAGATTAAAAACTTTATCAAAAATAGAATGATTGATTACATCAACGCAGATATTACAGTTGGTAATGATAGTAACGATCAATTAGGGTATAGAGATCTTCAGGTTATTGAAAATGGAAATCAAAGTATAATTAAAATTGTTATTACAGTTGTTGAAGGTAGAGACTTTATCTTACCAGATATTGTTTTTGAAAGAAATAAATCTGTAGCTTAATTAAGGAGTAAAATATGTCAGTAGTACAAACAGGGGCCAGAACGACATTTAGATTGAATGGTACGAAGGTAGCATATGCTTCCAACGCATCATGGGAAGAAAACATTAAGTTAGATCCAGTTGATGTTTTAGATGAATTAGCAACGAAAGAACATGCAGAAACAGGTTATAGTGTTTCTATGCAATGTGAAACTTTCAGAGTTGAGAATCAGTCTGTAAAGCAACTTGGAATTATGCCAAAGTTTTCTCAAATACTTCAGCAAGGTGTTTTAACTTGTGAAATCGTAGACAGAATTTCTGGAGCGGTTTTATTACTTATGACAGGTGTTAAAATGCAAGGCCGATCAACAAGAGTAGATGCTAGAGGGATTATGACCGAAAGTTGGAATTTTGTTGGAGTCAAAGCCGAGGATGAAGCAGGTAACTAAATTCAGGGGGCTTCGGCTCCCTTTTCCCAACTTCTACGTAGAAGTTGGACAAAATAGATTGGAGTCAAAATGAAGTTTAAAATTCCTAAAATGGAAACACGAATCGAAATCACACTAAATGGAAGAGAAACTGGAGTAACCTATACAGGTGAATTTGTTTATGTCAGACCTACAATAGGAGACAGAGGGCGAATTGATGTAATGGAGAAACGGTTAAATGGAGATCTTGTCTCCTTAAATGATGAAACAATATTGCTTCATCAAGCTCTTTCTCATTTACGTTTTACTTTAAAAGAATTCCCAGATTGGTGGAAGGATTCTAATTATGGAGCTGGCCTATATGATGGCAATGTTATCGTAGAACTTTATAATAAATGTATGGAGTATGAAGCAAAATTTTTAGAAAAGCTTCATAGTAAGGATGGATCTGAACTTGAAGGAAATGCTTAAGCTAAGAAATCTTAATTGGATTGCTAGGCATACTCATTATAACGAAGATAATTTCCACAGAATAGCAATCTCAAATCTCTCCGACTCTCGTAAAAAAATGCAGAGGTGGTGGGAGAATAAGTATCAAACATATTCAAAATCTTTCGAAGATCATACAGAGGAAGAGATATACATTTTAATGTTGGAAGAATATTATGATACCAATCCTTCTCAGATAGAGAGATTTTGGGAATCAGTTGGTTCAGACGAGTGGGATGGAGAAACGGATGCTGAGTACGAAAGAGAGATCAAGCAGAGATTGAAAAATATCAAGGGTGCGAATGTCGATATAAGTAGGTTTCAGTCCGAAAAAGAGGTTGATGTCGATATAATGGAATCGCTTAGAAGTAGTTTTCCAAGCGAGGATGAAATAGATGATGAATTCGATCTTCTAGGGAAGTAATAATGGCAAAAATAGCAAAAGTATCACTAAGCGCAGACGTAAAAGAGTTTCAGCAAAAGATTGGAGAAACTAAGAAACTTTTATTAGATATGTCTAAGCTTAAGATTAATCCTACGATAAGTGATGATTTTGAGAAAAAATTCAAAGAAGATTTAACCAAGAGTGCAGAGCAATTAGAAGATAAAATTAAAGACATTGAAAAAGCATATAACAAAATGGCATCAAAAGGTGTTGATGCGTACAGTGATGAGAGAGCTAAGAAGTTAGTACAAGAGCATTCTGAGTATAATAAAAAGCTAGAAGAGACAAAAAAACTTTTAGATGACATTAATAAAAAACAAGATCCAAAGACAGCTTCCTCAGCTCCACAAAAGAGAGGTGGAGGTTTAATTTCTTCTATGACAGGGAAGGCAGGGCAAGCCGCATCCATGTTGGGGCTTTCATTGGGATTTGGAGGTTTAATATCAAGAGGAGGATCTTTAGCAAGATCTGAAATGGGAGTCCAAGAATTAACAGGTGGGACAACTATTGGAGACAAAAGATCTGAATTAGGATTCTCAAGATCAGAAAGAGTAGATCGGGCGAGAGGATTAGCTGAATCTGCAGGGCGAAAGATGTCGTCTGAAGAATTAACTTCTCAAGTTGATTTTGGAGAAAAACTTCAAAGAGCTTTTGGAATTTCTTCAGGACAGCAAGCAGGAGCTATGGGGGCCGCTCGTAGAGCAGGAGTTGAGGATCAACAAAAATTTCTTGGCAACGCTGTATCAGATGCATTAGTAGCAGGGCTAGAAGGATCTTCTATCAGTGAATATCTTGGATCTATGACTTCATATATGGAAGGAATGTCGAAGGGTGTGGATATAAATGATGGATCTCTTAGGGGATTCTCAGGCGCACTAGCTAATATGGATTTCTTTAAGAAGAATCCTGAAAGAATATTCGATGCGATCAATAATATCGATGCAGTATTTAAAGGTGGTGATAGATTCCAACAAGCTCAAGCCGCACTAGCTATCACTCAGGTATCAGGTGGGACTGCATCTCCTGCAGAAGTTGAAGTAAGGAGACAAATGGGACTGTTTGGATCTCTGGATAAAGACACAATGAAGTCGGCAGGATTCTCAAACAAAGAAATCAAAGCACTATCTACGGATGGTGGAGAGATCGTTACTCAGATGTTTAAAAACATTATGAAAGAAGGATCAGGAGAAGCAACAGGTTCACAATTTCAAAGATTCTTGACTGCAACCAATTTAGAGGGGAATGCAGGAGGAGGATTAGAAATATTTAATAAATTAAAAAATAATGAATCATTAGATTTAAAAGATATGGATAAATTGAAAGGAGCTAATAAGTCTCCAGAAGAAAGAATGAATGATCAGTTAAATAAAACAATGAATACTCATGCAGGAGAAGTTTTGAAAGCTTCTGCAATCATACAAGACGCAGTTGATAAATTAGCCATCGAATTAACAACGATGACTTCAAAACTTATTGTTGGCATGGACGATCTTGGTGTTTCTTTTGAGACTTTGGGTAAAATTATTATCGCTTCAACTATCGCCAACACTGCGTCTGGAATGATGGGAGGCAAAGGGCTTAGTGGATTATTGGGAGGAGCTTCAAAGTTAGGTGTTGGAGGAATGGCAATGAAAGCAGGGGCGGTCGGAATGGCAGGACTTGCAGGATATGCAGTAGGTACTGGAATCAACTATGGGGCAGATAAATTAACCACAGAGGAAAATCAGTTTGGAGAAAAATCAAATATATTCGAAAGAGGAATGGGTAAAGCCGCTACTCTTCTCCCAGAGGGCCTTGGTGGAATATCAGATGAACAATATAATTTAATGTATGGTAATAAATCCATAGATCCTAAAATAAATCAAGATGTAGGAGGGATGAGTTTTGATCCTTCTTTAGCAAAACCAGAAACAGAGTCAACAGATAAAAATACAGATGCTATTCTTAGTTTGACAGAAAGATTAGGGGAAGTTATCAGGCAAAGTTATAAATCAGGGCCTAGAGAAAACGTAAGAACTTCTATGCCTATGTCGAGCAAACGAGTTGGTGGGAGATGACAAAAAAGACATTAGACAATAGATATAAACCTCCTTTTGGAAAATTTGGATTAGAGACAAGAGAAATAGCAACAAGAACTTCTACATCTAAAGTAGTTTATTTTTCATACAGGAAGCAAAACTTTGGTGTCTCCTCAAATGTTCGAGGAGAGTTCAGTGAAGCAGATAATTTCGGTATAGTAGACAAAGCTTTGGATAAAAGGAAGGCGATAGCAGGGACTATCGAAGAAGCAATTGATTCTATTAATATTGGAAAAAGTTTAAGATCAGTCTCAGCAAATTTTTCAATTACATTATTCCCTACTCAAAACTGGAGAAGAATATTAAGGGCAGGAGATTGGATTATTATTTATCTTTATGCAGATGGAGAGACTAAAAAATTTAAAAATGAAAAACAAGATACTAAAAATATTGTTCTTATAGGAAACATAGATCGCGTCGCAAGAGTAAAAGAAAAAGATGAAGAGACAGATAAAACTTTATTAAGATATAGAATTAATGGAAGAAATTTTGGGAAAGTTTTTGAAACTACAGATTTATGGTTTGATCCTTATACGACACAAACAAAATCACTAGACGTAGTTACGCGAACGGCAGGATTACCTATAACAGGATCTCCTGAAGTATTGGTTCAAAAACTTATGGATATATTCTTAGGGCCAGGAGGAAGAACTAAATTAGGAAATACTAAGCCTTTAGAGCAATGGGTAATCCCAAAAGATTTGGCCAGACTTTTCTCTTCTTCTCAAGCAAAAAAACGCGCTTCAGTTTATGATATTATTTCTAATCAAGGAATTCAGACAGGACTTCCTGGTTATAAAGCCAGACAGATGATCGCTCCAGGTCAGGGTGGTAATCTTTGGGAGGCAATGAAAAGAGGGAGTAATCAACTTATTAATGAATTATATTGTGAAGAGATTAGAGATTCTTCAGGTTTCGTAAAGCCTACAATTGTTTTAAAGCCGAGGCCGTATAATACTTTGTATTTCAATTCCCAATTTGGTGGAGACAAGCATTTAAAAAGTTATTTAAAAGGTGCGTATAAAACACTACAAGATTTAGCTAAAGAAAATTATGTAGAAATAAATCCTGCAGAAGTATTGTATGAAGATTTAGGGATGGATGATCATTCTCGTTTTAATATGTTTTGGCTAGAAACAAGAAATACTACAAACGACTCGATTAACACATATGCTCACGTAAATAAAAGCGGAGACGGAATCGGATTACCCTTAATAGTAAGAGAGTCAATTCAAAGATATGGTTTAAGAAAGTTTGATGGCGTATTGGACTTCTGTTATGCGAATAATACAGGCAAAACGTATAATGCAGATACAAATATTTATAAAGCATTCTTGGTTCAGCTTTATGATTTTTATTATGCAAATCATTTATATGAACAGGGAACAATTGAAACAACAGGTGTTTTAGAAGCAGAGCTTGGGAAATGTTTGCTTTTGAAATCAGAAGATGGTGGAGATCCTAAAATATATTACATAGAAGGTTATGAGCATAATTTCAAATATCCTGCAACATGGACAACTAAGTTTACAGTTACGAGAGGACAATTCTTGTCTAGTTGGGAAAAAACTTTTATCGATCTCGATTCAGATGATTGGGGCCAAACTGATAAATCACTAGAATTAAATTACCTAATTAAATCAGAGGAGGAACGATGAGCTATACCGAAGATGGAGGCGTAATTCCTGCAGGGATAAATGTTAGGGAATATGGAGAAGAGCGAGAGCATGATAGTAACTTCGGACTCTATAAAGGGATAATAAAAAAAATTATCTATCCAGATAACGAGGAAGAGAGCGAGTCGAAGGATCGTGTAGAATATGTTGTTCGAGTTAGAGGACAAGATTTCCCTAATGCAATTGACTTAAGAAAATCAGGTGGTCAATTTAATTTCAGTGAGAGAATTTTGTCTCCAACAAAAGAGAATGTAGAAGATGGATCTTTGAATGATGGAACTTATGAAGAAAAAACAGATGGTGAAACTGTTTGGGTTATGTTTATAGAAGGAAGATCTGATTTCCCAATTATCATCGGTTCAGCACAGCATCCTTTGAATAGAAAATATAGAAAAGCAAAATCAGAAGATGGAATCTATAGTGTTGAAGAATTTAATGGTATTGAATTTAAAATAGATAAAGATTCTAATTATACAATATCTCATGTTGGTAGAAAAGATCCTCAAGGGGAAATCCAAAACAAAGAAGCGGTCGATAGCTCTGTAAAATATTATGGTAATGGCGACTATGAAGTTGTAGTTAATAATGGCGCAAATCCAGAAGATCTTGTCTCCATGAAATTTATTAAAGCAGACAAGAAGATTGTAACGACAGCTAACAAGAATACTTATGTATTAGATAGCACAGGTGTTACGATTCAAGATAAATCAGATAATAAAATAGCTATGGATGCTAATTCTATATTATTGCAGTCTGTTAAAGATATGGTTCTCACAGTAGCAAAAGCAATGAACATTACTGCAGACAGCTTGACTGCGAATATAGTGAAAGATACTATTGTGAATACAAAAGGTGCAACTATCAATGCTACAGGCAACGTTGATATTAAAGGAGACGGTGGAGCTAATCTCACTTCGACAGCTAATGTTGAAGTCAAAGGGGATGGTGGTACAGATGTAGGCTCTAGTTCTAGCTCTACAAATGTAAATGGTAGCACGGTTAATCTTGGTGGTGGTGGAATGCCAGTGGCCAGACTAGGAGATTCAGTTGTTGGCTTTGGAGTTTTTGGTGTACCTGTAACAGGGAATATTGTAAGTGGATCAGGGAAGGTTACTAGCTCATGAATTTTACAGATGAACAACTACAAACTTTATCAAGAGATTATATTCAATATCCAACTAATTTATCAGATCTTCAGTTGGTAAAACTAGATGCAGTCGACTGGGTAGCCTCTACCTTAAAGGTAGATCAAGACAATCAATTGTGGACGGATTTTTATTTAGGTGAAGTGATTTCTAAATATCATGAAGAATTAAAATATTTAAACGATCAGGTTCGAACTTTATATACAGGGGAATCTTTAATACAAGAGTCTGGTAGGAGGACTGAAACTCATTTTCCTGCGACTCCTCCTAATATTTGGGCTAATCTTCAACCAAAAATGTTAGATGCCAATAATGGAAATCCAATAGGATCTTATGGTGGAATGTTAGAAGGGACTGCGATAGCAGACATTATTCCTGCCAAAGATTTAATTATTAATGGATTCGCAGATGGAAGTGCATCTACACTCAGTACGGCAGAATACATTATTGGCAGTGGACAGATCGAGGTTGATAGTGATGTTGGTTTCTCTGTTGGTAACAGAATTCTTGTCACAGGTGGAGGAGACGCTCTGGTAGCGACAATTGATAGCATAGGAGCAACAGGGAGTTGTGATCTTCCTCTTTATACAGATGCGACTAGTTGTACGAATAATGGAGGAGTGTGGACTCCTGGAACTAGTAAAATAATAACGTTCACTGTTTCAACAGAGGCTAGTGGAAATATAGCACTAGGAGCTACTGTTCAGAATTTTGGGGCAGGATATAATAACGATGAAAGAGAGGAGACAATAGCTCAGTCTCCAGAGAGATTGAAAATTCTCCAAATATATAAAGCTTCATTGGATTCTAAGGTTCAGGTGTGGGATGGAATTATTTCTAACGTACAAATACCTTTGGCACTTAATGGAGACAAAAAGCGATCTGCTAATGTGGCGGCAGAATTGGCCAGAGTTAATTCAATTATTGGAGACATAACTACTTGGCAAGCAAGGCCTAGCACTACAACTTCAAGTAGATTTGGAGATGTTGAGTTGGGAGAATTGGAGACATCTTATAATACAAGATCTTCACAGATCTCAGCTAGGATTACAGAAATAATCACAGCTCTTGGGAGTGTGGCTCAGGCCACAGATGGAACTTATACTGGCTCGGGGGCTTATTTTGATTACTTCGATTGGTTAAATAAAAGAATTAATGTTGCTATTGGAAGTACAGCTAAATACTATGGATCTCTTATTGTCTTAACAATATCAGATGAGAAAATATCACAGTTGAATTCTTCAAAATCTGAAACAGAAACAATTCTGAGGACAGAGGCCTTGAGTGTAGACGCAAATGGTACAGATACGGTTGAAGTGGCGAGTGTGATCGGGTTCGCTCAATCCGATATTGTAAAGGTAATGGCAGAAGGACAGGGTGTAATAACAACTAACATATTAAACATAGGCGTTAGCACAATTCAGTTTGCCACAACAATACCAACTACTTATAATTTAAGTAGTTTAGCAAGGATAGTAAAAGAGTTATAATGGCAAATCCAATTCAAGAAATAGCAAATCAAGTGAATTCTACCATCGATAATGCCAAACAAGCTTTTGGTATTTCTAACGATAGTGGAAAAGAAAATAAAAAAGAATATCCTACAGGCTACGATAATTATATTAATAAAATAGATAATCGATCAGGAGATTGGAAATCATCTAGGGGTTATGAGTTTGTGGTTACGAATGATAAAGGAGAATCTGTTTTCGGATGGAGGCCTTTTAGATTACAAATCAATCCTCAAGAATTATCTCAAGATGAAATTTTTGCTATTCAAGTTACTCCTACGTTTAAAGGTATTGTTGTCGAACATCAAGGTTTGACTCTTAGGGATATTGTTATTTCAGGTACTACAGGTATTTCTCCTTTTAGAAATGCAGGAGGAGCTTTAAGTACAGGAAGACCTGCTTTCGGAAAAGGTAGATCAGGGTACGAAGAATTTCATGAGCTAAGAAATTACTTTAGAGTTTATGCTGAAGCAAAAAGAAAACCAGGTGGTACAAAATTAAGAATGGTTTTTAGAAATCTTAAAGATAGAGAAAATTTAATTATAGAGCCACAAAAGTTTAAATTAAAAAGAAGTGCAAGCAAGCCTCATATGTATAACTACTCAATAGAGATGAAGGGTATTGGTAGAGATAATACCAGATTATCAAAAAAGAGTGGCAATTGGTTGGATGATACTTTTGAAGCTCTCGATACAGTTTCAACTTTGTTCGATGATTCAAGCAGAGTCCTTAGAGGATCTTTGGATTTTGTTAAGACTACTAAGAGAGATATAATTGAAAAAATTTTAGATCCAATTGAAAAGGCAATAACACTTATAGCTACTTTTAAAAAT